ACCGGTATCCGGCAGAACGGTCTGGGTTTCAGTGGAAGGCGTTACTTCCTTCGCCTGGGGCTTGGAATCCTCACTGCCGCTCATGCTACCCGGAATTCCCATAAACGTGATGCCTTCTCGGATATTTTCCGGAATCGCCTTTGCTCGTTCAGCCGGATCAATCTCTACATATCCTGAACCATCATGAAAACCCTTCGCTACATAAAATTTACCATCGATCGTGCTGATGGTGCCATTCACTGCGCCGTTGTTGGGCATTGTGCCGGTGAGCATCTGGCCTTTTACAACAGCTTTTTTCGTCAAAAGAATTTCACTGTCTGCAGCAGTTGCATCCTGGGTATTGGAATCCCAATCGTTGGTGCCTGTGATCTTTTCGCCGTCTGCGCCGTGGGCAGTGTAGCCCTTGATCAGGTGTTCCGCCTTGATGGTGTCCTGGGTCAGGTCGATCAGGGTATTATTGCCATATACTACCTTAGAAATTGCCATGATGTATTCCTCGCTTTCTTATCCGATGCTTGCCGTTGTGCCGCCTGCGGTGTTCGTTACCTCGCTGTAAGGGATTTTCTCCACCGTCAGATCGGCGTCCATGAGCTTCTGTGCCGTAGCCAGCGTCTGCGCCTCTGCCGCAGGCGTTACGGAGTAAACGCCGTCGTATACAGGCAGCTTCGCCGCTGCCCACGCGCCGTCCACCACCGTAAGTACTTTTCCCTCATCCTCCTGCGTAACCGGAGGAAGAACAGCGGAATCAGGACCGGCGGCCGCCCGAAGAGTTCCGTCCGGCTGAATGGTGTAAAGGGTTGCAGCGTCTTCCGTGATTACCACCAGCTGCTGGCCAATGTAATACACCGTGCTGGTGCTGCCCGCCTCATCTGCCGTTGCTGCAGCCGCCTGTGCCTTTTCAAGTGAATCGAACAGGATCCGTGCATCCAACGGGAATGCCGAGGTCGGGTCCAGAGCCGTAGAGAATCTCAGTTTTCCGTATTCAGCCATGTATATCATCACCTCCGTCAGATCGTTACAATGTACTTGTTCTGGGTGTCGTTCGCGACTGCAAAGTCGAGGTAATAGACGTAATACCTGTCCGCATCGTACATGTTTGCGCTGAACACGCCGCAGGACTGCACTTTGAAGCTCTTCACAATGTCCGAATGCATCCCTCCGGTATCGATGATGGATTTAATTCTGGGCAGGTCCTGCGAATATGCGATCATTACGCGCCTCGCGCCCACCGGGATTGTGATTTCAAAGGAATCGCCTGCGTTAAGCGACCTTCCGCGGCGCGGCAGCTTCTTGATCTCAGCCTCCGTAATGGTGTTTTTGCTGGTCAGCGTGCCATAATAGGATTGCCGGTATCCAGTAAGTGCTTCGCTTACTGCCTCGATCGTTCCCGGAGCAATTCTACCGGCCACGTAGTTCCCGCCCATGTTATCCTTCGGCGCGGCTCCGCCTGTATGCCTCACCACGGCGGTAATCTTAAAGCTCGTATTTTTTGTTACCTGAATCCGACTGAAGCTTCCGCTTACAGCGCTGTGCGTCTCACTGTTTACATTGTTGGCCACAGTGATCGAAGCTGCTCTCACGCCTGTATCCGGCCCGAATTCATAGCTTCCGGGATCAAACTCAAGCACATATGAAGGCGTGACATACTCGCCGACCTCATATTCCTTGGCTTGGGTGAGCCTCACCCGAGCGCTCGGCTGCGCAATTTCAGGCGTTTTCACCTTGATCAGCTTCGCGAAAAAGTCTGCCAGCGTGCCTCCAGGCGAAATAAGCGTGCCCTTGCCGTTTACCAGCTCCACGCTTCCGATCGGGAATGTGGTAACCGCACCATCCGGGAATACCACCTGATCCGGCATCAGATACCCGTCCGACATGCTGCCGTCCATCACGTCCATGACCTGCTCCTCCGAGCCGCGCCTTACGGTAAGGCGATGACCGCCGGCGATGTCGGTAATGGTCAAGGTGTAGTCGTTCAGAATAAGCGCGCCTGCATTCATTTCGCCCTTCAGACTGATTTCAGATCGGATCTCGCCGGATATTTCCGTTTCCGGTGAGATAGCAGCGCCGACAATGTCAACCTCGGGAATGATTGCTCCGTTGCCGGAAGTAATGTTGGTTTCCATCAGGTCACCTCCGCATTGATGATGAAATTCTCGAAGTTATACACCGTTCCCTGCTTGCGCTTGCTGTCGGGAGGGCCGGGCCAGAATGTAATAGCTTGCGGACCGCCATCAAGGTTGAGCTGAAGATCTGCGGAATATTTTCCAGGCGGGATTTCTTTCGTATCCTCGCTCAGAATAACAATGCGGTCGCTGCCGGGCTGCGAGGTAACCTGCAGCAGAATCGGCATGGACGTATCCGCCGTGCTGCGCACGGTCAGGGTAATGGTATCCGCTTCCTGCATCTCGTAAGGCGTGAGCTCGTCCGTATCAGGATTGCGCACATAAGGGCCGCAGCGGATGGGCGCGTAATCGCCGCGCGTCATCTGGAATACGCCGCTTTCGGGATCATAGACTACCATCGAAATTCCTCCCTTTACTGAACTTTTGTATACTCAACAATAACAAATCCGCTGGTAATTGCGCGGGCCGTGCCGGTAATGATCGTCACAGCCGGCGCAGTGAGCATGTTGCTGATCTGCATCTGCACCATCCAATTGTTATCCTTGCTGGGGTTGGGCAGCAGCATCATATACCCCTCGTATGGCGTGTATGCCATACCTTTCACGTCAATTACCAGCCCCAGCTCATTGGCGCCTACGCCGATCGGCACATGGCTTTCTGAATTTGCCGCCATTTCGCCGAAGGTTACCACCCTGCGGTATATGGGATTCCCGTCAATCCATGTGCCGCCGGTGGGCGTTTCCGCCTCGGTGTAGTTGGTTACGCCGCGTATGCCGCCGTAGAAGCTGGCCTCCCATGCGCTCTCAAACCTGGGGGCGTCTTCGGTTGCTGTGGAATACATGCCTACCGCAACGCCCTTGCCGTTTCCCGCCATATGCAGTATCGCCCAGCTCTGCTCCACGCGAGAGGACGCGGTTACGGAGGTATGCTCGTCCGATACCACTAGCTCAAAGTCGTATGCATCGTCCAGCGGAATGACGGCGGTAATCAGCGTGCGGCTGTTCTCCACATTGTAGGCTGCTGCGCTGCTCGGCCATGAAAGATATACCCGGCTCTGTGTGCCATCCTCGGGCCCGTACAGGATGTATGCCGACGGCGTGTTGTTTCCGCCCGCAAGGTCTACTGCGGCCGCTATGGTTGCCCACACCTTGTTTCCGTCGGTGCTGGCCTCATATATGGTGCTTCCGCCGTCGTCCACGCGCGAGGAATACCGTTGTACCGAGAATTCCGTAATCTGCGGCAACGCAACTGCCTTTACGTCAATGCTGACCTTGTGCGTAGTGCTGCGCCCGCGGCTGTCGGTCAGCGTCAGCGTATAGGTATGCATTCCTGAAGTCTGGAATTTTTCAGTCGTCACGGAGCTGGCCGCTGCAGTTACTCCTTCAGCCCCGGCAATCCGGAACGCCACGGCGTCTGCACCGTAGGGCAGGTTTATGTCTGCAAACGAGATTATCGCCGCGCCGATATACTGGTAATATCCGCCTGAAGTGCCGCTGCTTGCCGCGCTGGCGGTAAACTCCGGAACCACGCTTTCGGGTACGTTCACAGTAAATGGAATTGACCTTTGCGCCTTCTGCACACCGTCCACAAGCGTCGTAAGTACGCATTGCGCCTTTCCGCTCAGTGCGTCCGGAATCTGGGCCAGCCACGTCAGCGGCACGGTATAGGTGCTTACCGTCGTCGTTGAAGGAAGCATCGTTGTTACGCTGGCAAGGCTCCCGAACTTCCACTGCACTTTGTGCGTTACCGTGCCTTCAGCCTCCATTGGCTCAATTTTCAGGGTGATCGACGATCCGGCTTCCACCGCATCCGCGCTCAGATCTCCCTTGCTGCCCTTCACCTCGTGATCTACAGACAGCGCAGCTGCCGAAATATACAGGTAATTGGTAGACCAGTCGTAGTCTGACGCAGCTTCGTTCACATACAGTGCAAGGGTGTTTGTCGTACCGTTCTGAATCCATTCAACCAGCTTTGCAAACGCCGCTGGATTGGATTCTGAGGAAAAAAGGATGGTTCTCGTACTGGTGTACGCTGTTCCGTTGGTTTTTGCCGTGCCGATGGCTTCTCCCAGCATGGCCGTGCCGGTTCCGGTCAGAGCGTTCTGCGTGCCCTTGTACATGTACAGAGTTTTTTCTCTGTTTAAGCCCGCTTGCGAGAAGGTCAGCGTCAACCGGATTGCACCGATCTCCTGATCCGCCCATTCCACGCTGCTGCGCAGTGCGGAGAATACCAGCGCGCCTACCCGGGGATACCCTCCGACAACCGCACCCTGTGATGCGCCCTTTGTGTTCCAACTGCTGTAGGATGCACGGTTTACATAACCTAGCCGGTCAGCCGATATATTGAACGTACTCATGTCGCTGCACCCTCCCTGTTGAATACAATGCCGCCGTCAGCCGCTTCTCGCATAACGATCCGGCGTTCAGCGGTGTTCACCTTGCCCACGCGCACCGCTTCTGCCGCCAGTTGGCGCTTGGCAAAGCTGCCGATGCGCTCGCCCAGCTGCTGAATGTGAAATCCGGTGTCGTCCACAAGCGTCGAATAGGTTGAGCCCCGTTTGCTTGTTTCAAGTCCGTCCTCATCAAACCGGAACCACATGGCCAGCTTGGCGTCGGTGGCGTCGGCTTTGCCGTTGGCTGCGTCAGCCGTTTCCTGCGCCGCATTTGCACTCTGCTGGGCCTGTGATGCGTTGGCATTTGCTGCATTGGCCGTCTGCTGGGCCTGTGAAGCGTTGGCGCCCGCCTCCTGCGCGGAGGATACCGCGCCCATAGCCATGCTGTTTGCATTGGACGCTGCATCACCTGCCCGATCTGCCGTGGCCTGCGCATTCGAAGCCGCCATGCCTGCTGCATCTGCTGCGGACTGCGCGTTTCCTGCTGCCGTATTGGCAGCGTCTGCGGCAGATTGTGCGCTGTTTGCGCTCTCTACCGCGGTTCCGGCTGTGTTCAGTGCAGCAGAGGCATCGTTCTTTGCATCATTTGCCGCGGACTGTGCCGCATCTGCTGCGGACTGCGCATTCCCCGCCGCTGTATTGGCCGCGGCCGCAGCGGACTGTGCGCTGTAGGCGTTTTCGATTGCCGCTCCGGCAGCGTCCAGCGCCGCAGAAGCGTCGCTCTTGGCTCCATCTGCCGCGGACTGCGCATTCCCCGCCGCCGCACTGGCGGCCTGTGCAGCAGCCTGAGCACTGTCTGCGCTTTCCAAGGCGCTTCCTGCTGCGTCCAGCGCGGCAGAGGCGTTGTTCTTGGCGTCGGCAACGTCTCGCTCCAGCGGACCTGTGGCGGTGCCGATCATGATATTCACACTTTCATTGGCCTTGAGATCCAGCGAGCCTGCAAGGGCGTTTATCTCATTGATGAACGTCTGATCAGCAACGAGGCTGGATACGTTGATCTGTGCGGCGGTGATGGTATTGGCGGCGATCTCGTTCGCCGTAATGGTCTGCGCAGCGATCTGCGCTGCCGTAATTGACTTGGCAACGATAACGCTGCCGTTGATGTAGTTCCTGTACTGCTCCTTTGATAGCTCAGAAGCCGTAAGCCCCGCTGACGTGGCATTGATCCGGTAGATCAGACCATCATCGCCTACGATCAGCAGCCTCTCCACCGACAGCGTGCCCGTCTTGATGAGGTCTGCATTCAGCTCCACAATTTTTGCAGAGGTAATCGAGCCGTCGGCGATCTGCGCCGTCTGAATGGCGCCCACGGCAATCAGTCCGCTGTCCGCAGTAATGAGTCCCGCCGCCAGCTGCGCCGCCGTAATGGTCTTTGAAGCGATCTTGTCGGCTGTAATCGAGCCTGCCGCGATCAGATCGGCGGAGAGCACGCCTGCCGCCATTTTGTCCGCCGTAACCGAGCCCGAAGCCAGCTTTTCTGTGGTAATCGACCCGGCAGCCAGCGAATCGGCTGTCAGCTTTCCAGCAACCAGCGTATCGATATTGGCCTCTACCGCATGCAGCGCGTCCGCCGCCAGCAGGTCGACCGCCGCTTTGTTCAGCTTCACATAATCCAGCGCGCCGTTTGCAATGGCTCCGCCGTCGATGGACCCCGGAAGCACCTTCGTTCCGGATACTGTGCCGTCGGCTATGTCATATCCAAATACAGTGGTCTGATAATCCGTAATGACGCCGAGCATCACCTCAATATACCGCGGCTTCCTTGCGCGCGCGTCCGCACGAAAACCGGTCATGCGTACCGCCGAGCGGATGCCGCTGCGCGCGCTGATGACGTGCACTGTGTCATACATGTGGATGGATTGCAAATCCGCATACTGCGCGTATTCCTGCGTGTTTTCCAGCTGCACAAAGTCCACGTCAAGGCCCACCACAGCCCCGTCTGCCCCTGCTTCAAAGTCGGCAAGGGCAAGCTCAATCAGGCGTCCCTGTGCCGATATGGCGTCCTCCACGCCGTTTAAGCCCACCTGCACGTTGTATTCCACCGTCTTTGAGCGCACGACCGGCACAAGGGAAGCTCTCGGGCTTTCTACGTACACCGGATTTTCCAGCATCAGCATATTTCCGGCCTGATCCTTGCCTATCGGAATGATGCGCGTTACCGTGCCGCTCACATCCTCGGTGGCAATCGCTCCGGTCAGATTCTTGCCGTGCCGGATCTCCACGCCCAGATCGCGCTCTTCATCAGCCAGGATAAATATGTCGTAGTTGTCGCGCACCAGCCTTCCTCCGGTCTGCGCAAGCACGCCGCCGTCTCCCCACAGGGCCGCAGCTACGCTCTTTCCGGTAAAATCGCCTGATACAGCCGCCGTGTCGGTGCAGTATACCGAGAAGGGATGTTCGTCGCAGGCCTGCGCAAGGATCCGCGCCACGGCTTCGTCCGCCGGAACATTCTCCAGCTTCATTTCCCCTACAATAGCGTTGTAGGCCAGATCGAAGGAGATGTGTAGCGCGGTCACGCGTACCAGTCCCGCTGCATCATCCTTCTCCGCCTTGGAAATACGAAACAGCTGCTCCCGGGTCTGGCGCGGCAGAATTACTTTTCCGGGCGCATCCGTGCCGATGGTTTCGGTTTCCGTGCGCACATATGTCAGATAATCCGCCCACATATAGCCCGCCGCGCCGCCGCTGCACACCACAACCCTTGCCCAGTCTCCGCTTCTGCTTACGCGCACAACCTCGGTGCCGGGTCTGTACTTGGTAATGATCTTGGCCAAAAGGCTCGGCTGCTGACGCAAATGCAGCCTGCCGCCCTTGGGGGTGGCTACCTTGTAGATATGGCGCGTCACCGTCTGCGCGCTGCTGCCCGAAATGGCGATCTCCGGCGTTTCCCGTGTGGGCGATGGCGCTTTGATGATGTTGTACTTCACCAGATGCCTCCACCTTCCCCGCTCATCCAGCGGGTGAGTCATGGTCAGCTGGTACATCGCGCCGGCATGCTCCTCCACCACAGCCTCTGTCGGCGAAAGCGCGCCAATGCCCAGCGTCGAGAAATCGTCCGCCGTCGCGGAATGGATGGTTATCACAGGTCGCGGCACCTCTTTTCCACAGTGATTTTTGAAATGCTGCCCGTCCACGATACCGCCGTCCGCCCGGGCTTCAATACCGGGAACTCATCCAGCGTGGCAATGCTGTTGAGCAGCTGCATCTCATCTAGCGACATGCACTCCTGCATCTCGCAGTCCACGATCACGCCGCCCGAAAGCCCCTCGAATTCCATAAAGTATTCCGTGCCGATCATCACGGTCACGTCTCCCGTGCCGAGAATAGTAATCCTCGGGCGGCACGGCGCCGTGCCGGGATTGTTGATAGTGTAGGGCGTGGTCGTGATCGCGTCCGCCGCCGCGTCCGGCAGGAAATAGCGGTACGGCTGGCAGTATGCCGAAATACTTATCGTGTCCAGCACGCCGCCGTCCGCGCGGCGGTAGTGGCTGTCGCTGGCCTGCATGTACAGGTCGACCATTACTTTGCGGTCGGGCTCGAGGCTGGTTGTCATCCAGCCCCGACCGCTCAGCCATGCGTATACCGTCTTTACCGGAACGCCGAAGCAGTTCACCCGCAGCGTCGTCTGGTATACGTCATATGTGTCCTCGTCCACGCCCAGCCTGCCGTCGCGGCCGCTGACGGGCGTGTAGGTGACGGTCCGCTTCGGGCGGTGAAAGTCCGGCAGCTGCTCGATCAGCACGCCGATGTCGCGGCTGTCGACGCCGTTGAATATGATCCATGCCATCAGAATCTCACCCTCCCGATGTTGATGTCGTTCTGCCGCGCGTTGATTGCGCGGGAATTTGCGCTGGCCGTAGCCGTCGCCAGCTCATAGCCGCCCACACTGAAGCCGATGCCGCTGTTGGCAAACGCGGACACAATCGCCGAAGCCATGCGCTCGTAATCGATGCCGACGCGCTGCACATTGCCGCCCGTGCGCCACTGCTGGGCCTCCAGCTTGGTCAGAACCGCCTCGCCCTCGTGGAGCAGCACGGGATAATCATTATAGGGAACGTAGTCCATGCCGACGGCTTTGCTGGGAATCGCGGGCATTGGGCCAACGAAATCAGGATTGGGCCTGGGCGCTTCCTGCGTAGGATCTGTTATAATAGACTTGGAGCCGGTCGATATCTTTGGCGTGCTTACCTTCTGGATTCCGAAAAACTCAGCGACCTTGTCAATCGCGGTCTGAATTTTTCCGATTATCTTGTCCCATTCCTCGCTTACCGCCGAGCTTATGTTCTCCCATATTTCAGCCGCCTTGGCTTTGATGTCCTCCCAGTTTGCTATGAGCGCGACGCCTGCAGCAGTAACTACCCCCAACGCAGTGCCCAGCGGATGGGTTACTGCCCATACAACACCGAACGCTATGCCGATTCCGGTCAAAAGCCCCTTGACTTCCTCGCCGTTTTCGGAAATCCAGAGCAGCCCGTCTGTAAGGCCGGTGATCGCATCGACCGACAGGTCTCCCAGCACGCCCACAAAACGCTCCCACGGCGATACGACATTCTCATCAAACCCCACTGTCGCTTCCAGCTCGGTCTGCATGGTTTCCAGCGTGGTGAGAATGGTATTCAGCCGCGCCTCTTCCTCCTCGGTGATATAGCCTCCTGCGCGCTTCTGGAGGAGGGCTTCCACCTCGGCCTGCATGCCCTCGATTTCTGTAATCTTGGTTTTCGCCGCCTCCAACTCTTCGTCCGTCATCGGATTGGAGGTGTCATTGATTCGCTTCCAGAGCGCATCTTTGATCAGGTTGGTATTGGCGTTGAACTTTTCCACATAGGCCGTAACGGTTGCGTCGTCCTCGGTTACGCCGTTGGTCCATTCGGCCATCAGGTCGCTCACCCACGTCAGCAGGTTCTTGGAAGGATCCTGCTCGTTGCCTTCCGAGTCGATAAACAGCTTGCTCTTGGCAGTCTCCGCATCCTTGCCCACGCCGAACAGGGCCATGCTGAGCTTGTCCAGCGCCTCAATGGCCGCCGGCAGCGTCTTGCTGCTCAGCTGCTCATTCACCGGACTCATGGCCTCGCCGAGCAGTGCGCTCCAGTTATCCTCAAGTGTGGATAACTGGCCGGAAAGGGTCTTGGAGGCTTCCTCCATGCCCCGGTAAAACTGTCCGCCCTCGCTGGTGGCGCGCCGCAGCGCAAGGTCCAGCTCATCAACGGAGACTGCGCCCGCGCTCATGCGCTTCTGCAGGTTTTCCATGCTCTCGCCGGTGGCTTCGGAAATCTGGAGCAGCGGATTGAAACCCGCGTCCACCATCATCTGCACCACTTCGCCGGTCAGCTTGCCCTGCGCCGCCGCCTTGCCGTAGGCATTGGAAAGGCTGCTCATGCGCTGCGCGTTGCCCAGCGAGATATCGCCCAGCTTGGACATGATCGACGTGGTCTTGTCGCTCTCCACGCCGAAGGCCAGCAGCGTCTGCGTGGCGTCCGCCAGATCCGACATGGCGAACGGCGTCTTTGCCGCCATGGTCTTCAGCTCTTCGACCTTCGCCTCCGCCGCCTCCATGCTGCCCAGCATGACCCTGAAGTTGGTGGTGTAGTCCTCCATCTGCATGTTGTAGGTCAGGCCGAGTTTTACCAGTCCCGCTCCCATACTTGCGCCTTTTTTCACCATGTCAGCCATCAGGTTACCAACCATGATGGTCGAGGACTTGACCTTCGCAATGCCGATTTCGTAATCCTTTGAATTGAGCTTTACGTTTGCCGTCAGGTTGAACAGATCAAACAGACCCATCGAACTCCACGCTCCTTTCCAGCATACCCAGCACATCGCTCACGATTTGCGCGCCGGAGCGTTCTTCCCTCGGGCGGTCGTTGATGATCGAGGTATAGGGCTGCGCCTCATACCGTGCGCCGGTGACTGCCGCCAGCCCCTGCGCTATGTTCCACAACGTGTTTGCCGTGTAGCCACGCCAGAATTCCCGGCGGGCGTTTACCTCAAGGCGCGCCGAAAGCGCGGCCAGAGAGACCACGCGCAGCTCACAGGCCACGCAGGATATCACTTCCCGGCTTCCGTAGAGCCGGGTTATCTGAAAAAACTCAGCAGATCCCCGTCCAGACATTCTCTTGCGTCCGCCAGCGTCTGCACGCCGGGCTGGTCTTCAATCTCCCGCACGCTCTTGCCCGTCAGCGCGGAAAGAACCGCGAAGGTGTCGGCGCGGTGGCGTTCCAGCAGCGCGGGGATCAGCATGCCCAGCATGGCGGCGTTGTGCTGCAGCTTGGTCATGCCGCCGGCGCGGAGGCGTTCCACGGCCTCGGACATGGCGCGGTTCAGCTCCTCATCCTTGCCGATGCGTTCCATCGGCGCGGCGATCTTCACCAGCGCGTCCGCCAGCTGCACGGTGTTCATTTCGGAAAGTTTCATACTTCGATTCCTCCTTCGCAAAAACGGCGGCAGAGTGCATCTGCCGCCGTGTCGGTGTTATTCTTCTGCCGTTTCGGGATCATAAGCCGCAGGCTCGGAAGCGTCCGCCTCGGGCTCTGCGGAGGCCGCTGCAGCCGCCGCGCCGTCGAAGAACAGAATCTCGACGGGGGCGATGTCGTAGTCGTCCACATTGCCCTGATGGGCTACAAAGGTGAACGGCAGCGTGGCTTCACCCTTGTCGGTGAAGGTCATGCTGGCGCCCGCCGTGTTGAGCGCGTTCTTGAGGTTGATCAGCGCCGCGCCCTGGGAGGTGTCGCCCACCCAGATGAGGCTGTCGATGTAGTCGGCGTCCATGACGTCGGTGTGCAGCGTGACCTTCTTCACGCCGTTTGCGGTGGTCACGTCCGCCATGGCGAGCACGGTCTTCAGCGTGCCGGGGGTGACTTCCTTGAGGGTGCCGGTCATCTGGATGGTCCAGCCGTCGTTCTGCTGGCTGCCCTTGAATTCGTAGCGCTTGCCGTCCACCTCAATGCCGCGCATGGTGGGTGTTGCCTGGAAGCTGCCGCCGCCGATGGTCGCGCCCAGCAGCGCGGCGGTCTTGGCGACGCCGTCAACGACGGTATTGTTCGCCGCCAGCTCCTTCAGGGCCGCGATCAGCTCCGCGGCGGTCTTGAAGGCGGAATAGTCCAGATTGATCACAAACAGACCCGCATTCAGCAGCAGGTTCTGGAAGGTTTCTCTTCGAAGACCCGTAATCATCGTTTATCACTCTCCTGTCATGTGATAGCTGTTCAGTTGAAAATTGAGGTATGCCACCTTCATCTCCGGCTCTCCGGGCATTGGCATGTGCTGCGCCGGCGGGCTTCCGGGGCGGATGCAGATGCTGCCGCTTCCGGCAGGAACCAGCACGCCCTCGCCCACCGTGCCGAGAATTTGGGATACGATGCGGTTCAGCTCCTCAAAGCTCAGGCTCCGCGTCCATACGCGCGCCTGCAAAAGCGTCGGCGTGTGCCATTCGGACGTCGCCAGCGTGTAGGTGATGTAGGGCAGCTTCGCCTCAAACGGCACGCAGCCCTCGGGCCATGCGGGCAGCCCAAAGCCGGAAAAGAACGCGTTCAGCGCCGTAGCCGTGGCCGTCATGGCAGTTCCCACCTTTCCGCCGTCACCTGTTCAAAGGAAAAGCCCGCACATTTCGGCGGGCTTGTGTCTGTGTAATTGGATGTGACGCGAAACACCGCGCCGTCTGCCTTGCGGCGGAACACGTCGTCGGCCATCAGATGCACGCCGACCGGCGTGGTTACAGTGTAGGCTTCGCTTACGCCGCGCTTTTCCGCGCTCACCGTCTGCGCGCTGGTCTTGCCCGTCAGAGCGGCCTGAAACGCCTTTCCGGCCTTCCATTCGGCGGTATATCCGCCCTGCCCGTCCGGCACGGGTTCGCCGCGCAGGAGGCGCACGCAGGGCGTGAGGAATGCGTCGATCAGATTCCCAATCATTCGCAGGGCCTCCTCCACCGCGCCAGCCGGGGCGCAAATGCCGCCTGCCAGCCGCCCGGCGCTCCGTTTGCGCCGTTTGCGCGGGAATAGGAATAACCGCTGAAGCTCTCCGAGATCTTGTCCGTGGCCGGATTGGCGGCGATCCATTCCTCGATCTCGTCCGCCAGCTCCTCCAATACGGCAGGCACGGCCAGCGGCGTAACCGTGCCGGTGAACGTCTCGTCCTTCAGCGCATCGCCGCTTTTATGCAGACCGTCGTTGAAAACGCTGCCCTGAATCCGGTAATACTGCCCCTGAAGCAGTCCGTCGACCGCAAGCCTACCGGAAGCGATCTCAAACGTTCCGCTGCGGGCCGCACCCTTCACGGGAAACCAGTTGTGCAGATAGTCCAGAATCGCTTCCAGCATGACTCAGGCCTCCTTACGCGGCGGTGATGGTGCCGACGACCACGCCGTCGATGCGCTCCGCCATCAGTTCCATGCCGTTGACCACAGTGGTCTGCGCGGTCATGTTGGTGTAATCAGCGTGCTCGTGGACGCCGATGTAGCCGGTCTCGTCGGAAGTAAAGGAGAACGCCTCATTCAGATCCGCGCCGTTGACGGGGATGTAGTACAGGATCAGGTTCTCCTTTGCAGTGGCGTAATACTTGCCCTTCGGCACGGATGCGTTCAGGAAAACGTCGCCCATGCCCAGGAAGTTCTCAAGGTAGGTCATGCCGAACGCAGTCTGGGTGGTCACTTCAGCAGTGCCCAGATAGTCGGCCACATCCAGCGGGTTCATGAAGTAGACGCTCTGAACGTCGTCGTCGTCGAACAGCACCTGAAGCTGGCCCCAGCCCTGCGCCAGAGCCGCCTGCAGGCCGGTGCCAGACGCTGCGCCCTCGCCGGTGGCAAGGAAGTCGAAGAAGCGGGAACGGATGCCCTTCTGAACGTCGCGCAGCATGCGGTTGTTGGTCATGGTCACGGCCTGATCGTAGCCCTTCTCGACGATCGCCTCCGCGCTGGTGGCCTTGCGCCACTTGAGCAGGGTGATTTCGCCGTAGTTCACGGGCTCGGTCTCGTAATGGGACAGCGGAATGACGTCGCCCTCGGCAACCTCGCCGCTCTGAAGAGTGCCGGTAGCCTTGTAGCTCTTCAGTACAGCGCCGGCCTGCTTGGCGATCTTGCGGGTCACGCCAAGGGCCTCCATCAGCTTCTTGATGCTCTCTTCAAACATCAGGGTAAAATCGATCTCGCGAACGCGCGCAAGATCAGCCTTCTTGATCAGGTTCACTTCTGCAGCCATTTTCAATTACCTCCAAATTCTTCCTTGTTTGCAGCGATCGCCGCCCTGCGTTCGGCAGGATCCTTGATCGCCGCGATCTCTTTACGGGTCATTTTGCCGCCGGTATTGGCCGGAGGCGTGTCCACCTTGGCCTTGCCGGGGGTGGTGGTGG